GGTGGAGGCGGTGGCGGGGGCGCTGGCGCAGTAGGCGCAAACGGCAGTGGCAATAACGGCGGTGCGGGTGGCGCCGGAACATCAAGCAGCATTACCGGCACGAGTGTTACTCGCGCTGGCGGTGGTGGCGGAGGTTCCGGTAGTAGTGGTTCAGGCGGCGCGGGCGGTTCTGGTGGCGGCGGAGCCGGTGCTGCTGGCGCAGTGGCTACAAGTGGTACCGCCAACACTGGCGGTGGTGGGGGTGGATCCGGCACCGCGTCTGGAGCATCTGGCGGTTCTGGTGGCTCCGGCATCGTGATCATCCGATACCCGATCTAACATCTAGGAGAAGAAGAAATGCCTTACGAGAACGCTCACGCAGCGAAGATTGAGAACGGTGTCGTCACACAGGTCATCGTCATCCCGTTCATGGACGATGATGATGCGAAGGTGACCGCGTACTGCCAGAGTATTGGGCTGGACGGTACGTGGGTGGACACCTCGTACACGGGCAGCCGTCGCGGCAAGTATGCGGGTATTGGTGACCTGTGGGATGGGGAGAACTTCACCAGCCCGGTCGTCGAGGCCGCTGAGTAACACGTGTTATGTCCGCGAGCGAATGGGTTGGCCTCGTTGTTGGGGTCATAGCGATCATCACGGGAATCTTTGCCGGGTTCTCGTGGGTGACTCGCGCCATTGTTCGGGACGAGTTGAATAAGGCGACGAAGCCGATCCAGCCGGGGTACCGGAATGGTGGGGAGTCGCTGGCTGATGTGGCTAATAACGTGAAGCGGATCATGGCGCGGCTGGAGTTGGAGGAAGAGTGAGTCGCTTTTTTTCTAGGAGTGGGCGGAAGTGGATATACGGGGTGTGCCTGTCCGTTGTGCCGCTGCTTGTCCTTTATGGGGTGATCGACGAGCGGGCTGCCCCGTTGTGGATTGCGTTGTTCGCTGCGGTTATTGCTCCGGCGACCGCGTTGACCCATCTCACGCCTGTCCCTCAGGAGCCTGATGATCTGACTACTGTTCCCCCGGAGATGCGCGATGACTCTGACCGGTGATTTTCAGCGTGCGTTGACTGCTGCTCTTGGTGCGCGGGTGGTGTTTCAGAAGGATTGGAAGGTGAAGCGGCGGGGTCCGTGGCGTAGTTATGGGGGTCGCCCTGATGCTCTGATGTTGCATCACACTGCGGCGGCGGCTACGGAGTCGACTGATCCGAGGAATCCGGGTAATAAGTGGGGCGCGAACGATAACGTGATCCGGTTTATTCAGTCGCATTACGAGGTGCCTGCCGCTAACTTCACGCTGGATCGGGATGGCACGGTGTATGTGCATTCGGTGTGGCCGGTGTGGCATGCGGGTAAGGGGTCGTTCCGGTCGAAGAAGCCGTGGAACACGTTCAGTATTCCTGACGATATGGGGAATGATTACCTGCTGGGTGTGGAGATCATGTCGAAGGGCCGGAAGAAGGACTTCACGAAGGCTCAGAAGGCTTCGCTGAAGGCTCTTCAGGAGGCGTGTGGGGTGGCGTGTGGGTGGCCGGTGGAGAAGCGGCTGGCTACGGTGCGGCACCCGAGGCATAAGGATTGGACTACTCGGAAGGTTGACATCCTGTATGAGCAGGATGAAGTTAACTCGTGGATGAAGTAGGCTCCTGTCTCACCAGTAACACGTGTTAGGGGGAGTGGTATGAGCCTGTCTCAGCGGATCGCTGACTTTGAGCCTCCGATGATGGGGTTGCGGTGCTTGACGTGCCAGATGGCGGATTCGCTGTCGGAGGAGGATCGGGAGGCTTTTGATAAGGCTTGCGCTGATCCGCGTATCTCTCACACGGCGTTGGCGAGGATTCTGCGTGAGGAGGGTTACCGGATTGGGGATAGTGCCCTGAGGCGGCACCGTAAGGGTGAGTGCAGGGGTGGGAAGTGAGCCTGTCGAGGCGGGTTTCTGAGGAGGGCTTGCAGCGGGAGGCGGAGATTGAGGACCTGAGGGGTGCTCTGGTCCGGGCTCAGAAGGATTTGCTGCGGGCTAAGGCTCGGACGGATCACCTTGTTGAGGCGGTTATAGAGGCCGCTAGGGACGCTGTTTTGGCTCACCCCCTCCAGATACCTAGGCCGGTAAAGGATGCGCGTAAGGGCCGTTCTGAGGCCGCCTTGTGGCATCTGACGGACTGGCAGGGGGCGAAGCGGACGACTTCCTATGATTCTGAGGTCATGGTTCAGCGGGTGGACCGGTTTACTAGTAAGGCCGCCCGGATAACGGACATCCAGCGGAAAGACCACCCCGTCAAGGACTGCTGGATTCTCCTCGGCGGGGACATGATCGAAGGCTTGTTCAACTTCCCTACCCAGCCTTACGAGATCGACGCCACCCTGTTCGGCCAGTTCGTCAACGTCTCCAACCTCCTCGTCAAGACCGTCCTCACCGCTGCCAGCATCTACGAGAACGTCACCGTCGTAGCCGAGTGGGGCAACCACGGCAGGCTGGGGTCGAAGAGGGCCGCTGTCCCCCGATCCGATAACGCTGACCGGATGACGTATGAGTTAGCCCGCCAAACCATACTAAGCAGCGGCGTGCAGAACGTGGTCTGGGAAGACTGCCCTGAGGACATTCAGCAGGTAGAAATCGGTAACTATCGGGCACTCGTCATACATGGGGATGAGATAGGGCGTAACGGGTACGCCTCCCCCACCACCATCGTGAACCACGTGAACCGCTGGCGGTCAGGGTCCTACCCATGGGCGTTCCGGGATGTCTATATTGGGCACTATCACACTCACTATCAACTATCGCTAGCGGACGGAGCGGGGGCTGTGTATGGGACAGGGAGCACAGAGTCGGACAACAGGTACGCATCCGTTGGGCTCGCGTCAGCGGGCGTCCCATCACAGCGGCTTCACTTCATCGACCCAGAAGACGGTCGAGTCACCGCCCAGTATCAGGTGTGGCTCAATGATTGACCCAACCGTCGCCGTCGACGCCATTCGTCTCGTTGATGAGGACCGCAACGACCAGTACGGTCCCCCAGAAGCGAACCTATCCCGTATCGCGGCGATGTGGTCCGGGTACCTTGACCATGAGGTGACCGCTGAGGACGTGGCCCTGATGATGGTGCTGGTCAAGATTGGCCGCTCACGCGCCGGGTACAGTCGTGATAACGCTGTGGATGGTGTGGCGTACTTCCTGATCCACGACAGTATGGCGAGGTATGGCGATGGCTAGGAGCGTCGCATCGAAGGACATGGTGATGCGGGTCCAGTACGGGGATTTGAAGACGGAAATCATCGTGGAGAATCAGGGCTGGAACCCTGACGTAGCGGATGACGTGATCTCCCGTATCAAGGCGCTGTGGCGGGACTCGCTGGATTCTATGGTCGCTACTGGCGCATGGAACATGGTCGATATTGATGATGATGAGTGATGACACTCTGGTGTACTGCGAGCGGTGCAAGGGACCAGATGGCAGGGTGTACCGGGGCTGGCAGTTGCTGTGCCCTGACTGTGCTGCTGTAGAAGATGATTAGCCTAGGAATACATCCTGCCAGTCCTCTGCTTGGGCTTCGATTGACCAGTCCCGCTGCACGCCTTCGTAAGCGATAGCGGCCTCGTATTTTCTCCGCTTGTAGAACAGTAACCCGTCTAGGTGCGTGATCCAGTCTTCCGCTGTTTCTGCAACGTGCCCGATCCCGTTGTTGTGGAGGAGCCGGTATTCGGGGAGGTCGGATGCTACGAAGGGTATTCCCGCTGCTGCGTACTCCAAGCCTTTAATATTAGATTTAGCATGGTTGAAGGGGATGTTGCTGAGGGGGACGATCCCGATATCGAATCGGAGTCCAGCGGCGTAATCGTGGATGGGAACAATGGGGGATGTAGTAACGCGATGCGCTGGTACTCCCGTGATATCCGCAAACGACGGGGAATCAGGGGTGTGGCCCGCGTGATGGAACGTGAGGTCATGCTTCTCCAAGTAGTCGGGCAGCCAGTCTTGTAACTGCTCTAGGTCATTGTTCCTGTACGCGGTAGCGCCAGACCATCCGAGAACAGGCTTGCTGCTAGTGTGCTTCCTCCGCTCAAACTGAGCCATGTTCACGCCGTTCCTGACCATCCTCACATCAGGGTGCTTGTCGCTGTACACGCTCAGGAGGAATGGCGTGGATACTACGAGTGTGTCGGCTAGTTCGATTGTTTTCGCGTAGTTATCCCTATTGCTGATCTTGTTCCGCTCGGGATCGGTCATGGCGTAGGCGCGGTTAGCGGGAGTGAGAGCGTCGTGGTAGTCGTCGATGTCGATGATGATTCGCTGCCCGAGTTGCTTAGCGAGTTCGATCTGCTTCGGTGTCCAGCGGTCCATAATAAGTTTGAGGACTACTGTGCGGAACCCGAATACGCCTGTGGTGTGACTGTCTTTGACTCCGAATCCTCTGGCGGGGTCCCATGCGGGAAGTCCCATGCGGGCGGGTTGTCCGCTGACGCTCATGGGTAGGAGGCACCGGTAGTAGGCGCATCCTGCTGGGGTGAGGTTGGGGAAGGTGCCGTTGAAGTCTCGGGTGATGAAAGCGATTGCCACTACGGCTTCTCCTGTAGGGCACGCAGAGCGGCGGCAATGCTGCCCTTGGGGAATGTAACGTCGTAACCAACCGTCGGATCATCTTCGTCTGCCTCAAAGAAATACAGAGCCTTGTCCGTGCTGGAAACTAGTCCCGCTTCTAGGGCGGCCTCTACCGCTGCGATGCACTTGGCGAGCATGTCCGCTCGGGCTTCTGCGATAGCGGCCTCCGCGTCAGCGGCGAGGACGTACTTACCAAACGGGTCTTTCCAGAACCGTTGAGTGCCGACTCCGTAGGTGTACCGCTGCATGTTTGTCATCGGTCCTCCTGTAGGGCACGCAGGGCGGTGAGGATCGCTGCCCGCTCGTCAACGGCTATCCAGTTTTCTGTGCTCCACGGCACGGATTCCTCAATGAGCGTGATGCATTTGGCGAGCATGTCCCGCTGGCCCTGCGCGTATGACTCTCGCACAAAATCAGACAGGATAGAAA